TCACGTCATCTCTCCGATCAGCCGGAGGTTGTGGGTGACGATCGCCGCCGTTCCGGCGGCGCACAGCGCCAGCGCGGCAGGTACGAGCCACCGGCGGATGCTGGCGAGGGCTACCACGAGCGGCGTTGCCGCGACCAGGACTACGCCTTTGACCAGACCGAAGCCTGGTGCGTTGCCGGCGACCCCTTGTACGAGTGGGTTGACCTCTCGGCCTCCCAGCTCAATGACCGTATACGTCGTCAGGACGTCGAGCACCAGGGCGACGACCAGCGCCGCTGCGGCCGGCAGCGTCCAGCGCGGGAGTCCCGCCGCCTCGCTCACGCGGCCAGCTTTGACTTGGTCCCTACGCGGTGGTCCTTCGGGCACCGACAGGGGTTCTTCGGCAGGCGGCCTCCGCAGTCGGCGCACTGGACGTTGTCGAGCAGGGACACCCCTTCCTTGGTGTCGTAGACCCGTTGGGCCTGCCTCCGGGCCTTGGGCTTCCAGAGGTACTTCGTCGCCTGCGCCTCGAGCCGGTCCAGCCGGCCCAGCTCGTCTGCCTCGTTGTACTCGTACGCGTCGTAGGCCTCGAACCTGAACACGCGCTGCTCGGGCCAGGCCGACCCCTTCTCTCGCTTCGCCGTCAAACTTGGGAGCACCGGCGATGCCTCAATCACTCGCATCGTCGCTTCGCGTGCGATGAGGTCGCACCGGGCCCAGGCGACTGCCATCCACGTGAACCAGACGTCGGGCTTGCGGAACTGGTGGAGCATGCGTTGAAGCTCGACGGGCATGTCGCTGGCTCCGCGCGAGGGCAGCACCGACGTGATCTCGTCGAGGACCAGGGTGCAGGGCCGGTTCTCAGTCACCGACAGCTCGGCGTCAGCGCAGGGGCCTCCAGCCAGCTCCGCGATGTGCTCGTAGGCCGCTTCGCGGTGGTCCTCGTTCTTCACCTCTTGGAGGAACGCCATGCGCCGGCAGTGCCAGCACTGAACGCCGAGGCGCGTGATCTGCGTCCAAGACGTCAGCGGCCGGAACAGGTCCGCCGGGTAGCCGCAGCGCTCGGGGTAGAGCTTGTAGTTGGCCACCACTGGCCGGCCTTGAGCCCAACTCGGCAGGATGACTAGGTGGCCGCAGCCGACCCCCTTGCCCCCTCCGTTGCGACCGAGCACCGCCTGGATCACCGGTCGACCCTTGCGTTCCTGCCCGCGCAGTAGAACCAGTGCAGCTCGTAGTTCTTCTGGGGCATCTGGGCGTGGCAGTGCTTGCACTCGACGATGCCGTCGAGCTTCAGAAGCCTGCAGACCGCACGATGGTCATTGATCGCTCTACGCCCTACACGGCTCACTCCGCATCCCTCGCAGGCCACGGGCCGTTCCCTCACCTGAGCAGCCCCGATCCGAGCAGGAGCCGAGCCGCCGCGATGCCGAGGAACGCGAGCGTGATCCCCATGCGGATGCTGATGCGGCCGTCGTCCTTCCGGCCTTCGGCCGGCCGGTAGGTCAGGTCGTCCCACACGTACCAGCCGTACAGGCCGCCCAGCAGCACCACCACCAGCGCGAGCCCGATCACCGCTTCGTCCTTGCCATTCGCTTGCTCGGGTCGCGGCTGATCATCGGGTTGATCGTCAGGGGATTCGCCTCCGCGCCAAGCTTCCGACGCCGTCGACGGCGGATCACCAGCACCAGGGCCAGGACTAGGAGGATCACGATGAGTTGTGCCATGAGCACCCGGACGGGGAGTCGAACCCCGCATGGTCCACAGCCGGTCGAAGGGCTGTCCGGGCGGGCATGGCCAGGCGAGGGGGATTCCTGCCTGGCCATGCCTTCCCAGCTAGAAGCTGGGGGCCTTGCCGCGCTTGACGGCGCCGACCACCTTGCGGATGGCGAGCAGAAGCAGGCCGGCTCCGATGACCACGGGGGCCATGGTCTTGAGCAGGTCGATGACCTGCTGCCAGTTGGAGTCGAACACCGCCTTCGCCTCGCTCGCCGGGGTCGGGGGCGGGGCCGCAGCCGAGGCTGCAGCGGCGTACCCGATCACGAGCGCGACCGTGGTGAAGAGGCCGACGTAGGCCTTGGTTCCAAGGCCTGCCTTCGAAGTTTCGTTGTCCATTGCGTTACACCCCCCTTCGGGTTGATCGGGTGTCCCGAATCACGCGCGTGAGGGACACGACGAAGAACTTGAGCAGCAGGCCGGCGACGAAGCCACCGATGCATGCGTCTGCGACGAGGTTCACTTAGCGACCTCGCAGCGCGTTCCAGGCGACCTGGAAGGTCAACCAGCACATCGACATGGTGACGAGCGGCGCCAAGAGGTGCGGTGCCCAACTGCTCATCAGTCGTCGTCCCGGTAGGTCTGCGCGAACACCGTGCCGCCCACGATGACCCCGAGTGCTACGCCGAGCGTTGCGGCGACGACCTGGGCGTCGGTCTCGGTCGAGGCGTACCCCGGGTGCGGCGGATGCGTCGTTGTGGTTGCGGGGAGCGTGCTGGTTGTGGTTGCGGGGAGCGTGCTGGTCGTTGTCGTTGGGGCCAACGTCGTCGTGGTCGTCGCCGCCGTGGTGGTGGTGGGCGGGACGGCTGCCCAGGTTCCGCCGGCGGCGGTGCACTCCGCCTCGCTGTAGTCGAGCGCGGGCGCTCCGCCGCTGATGACGCATGTTCCGGCGCCGGGGTTGTGGTCGGCTTCAGCGGCCGTGCCGAGCGCGAGCCCGACCGCGCCGCCGAGGAGCCCGCAGGCCATGATCCGGCCAGCTCTAGGTGCGGGCACCGGCGGGAACGGCTGTCTTGCCGTTGCCGTTGGGCACCGTCGCTGCGATGGACGGCTGCAGCTGCCCGGCCGGGACCTCCCGGGCGATGCCTAGCGCGGTGAGCGACAGCTGCCCCTTGGCCTCCCGGCCTTCCGGGGCCCAGACCCGTGCGTGCGGCTGCTGCAGGTCGCAGACGACCTTGTCGCCGTTGGCCAGCCCCAGGACCTCGAGCTGCTTGCCGATCGCGGTCGGCGTGCCGTCCTTCTGCTTGGTGCTGAAGCTCAGCCGGGTCACCTCCTGACCTGTCAGGAGATGCATCTGGAAGAAGTCCGGTATCGCATCGCCGGACTTGTACTTGATCGGCTCATGGCCGAGGTACTGCCCACGCACACGCCAGAACGTCTCTAGAGCCACTGGTTCTCTCTTCCGTTGGGTTGGTCCACTTTGGACAGGGCCGGCTGCTTACCGGGACCGTCGTGGTAGTTGGTGTCGTAAGCATGCCAGGCCTCGCGCTCGTCGTCAAGGGGTTCTTTGGACCTACCTGCCCGACGGGCTCGATCCCGCCTAACGACTGGGATCTTTGCACCAGCGGACCGTTGTGCGTCATAGAACAAGCCCTTATGGTTAGAGGTGGGTGGAACCGATGAGGAGTCCCTCCTCTACCCGGCAGGCTCCGCCCAGCTCGTCGTCCCCGGGCCGGCGTCGCTCTCACCTACAACCCCCCCCCCTGGTTCAGTCATTGTGGGGTGAGGGGAGGCTGCGACTCGCTGTTGGCCGGTCAAGGGCGCCGAAACTTTCCGATGATGCTGGAAACTTTCGACGTGCTCCGCACTCCCTTCGGTCGCCCTGGACCTGACAGTCCAGTCCCGATAGGGCCGGGACTTCACCAGGGGGGGGTATTCCTCATCTGGCTGACGAAGGGATGACCGATATGTCCGATTACTTCCTACTCGATCAGAGCATGCAGCTCGAGGCGGACCAGGCCGACCGGCAGTACCACCAGCCCGAGCGAGCTGCTCGAGCCGACTTCAGAGACCGGTACTGCTATCGCTGCCGGACGCCTCACGCCTACGGCACGCCCTGCGGTAGCGCTCGATGAGCGTGGGCCGGCTGGCTTCGGTCAGCCGGCCTTTCGCCGCGCACCAGGAGGGGGGATTCCCTCCTGCGTTGACAGAAGGGACTGTCCTGATGAGCCAGAGCGTAGATGAGCTGATGTGGGATCTGCTGATGGAAGACTTGGCCGAGTACCTGGCCGACGAGGAGCGAGCGAAGCGCAGCCACGGTTGGTGCTGCGAGTGCGGTTGCGAGCACCGGGAGGTTGACCCGACCTGCTAG